GAATCTCAACAGTTGGGATTTATGACTTCGAAAAGGACGAAGAAAAGTTATTCTTTTCGCTTGACAACGCACGGGAAGCATGCTACATTTATTGTGTTGGAGGCAAGAGGTTGCGAGAGGATGGCTCTTTACACAAGACCATCGTTTCACAAATGACAGGAAAGATCACCGATGAAACAAAAACAGTTTCCTATGGTGTTTTTCCTACCAACTATGAGACGGACTACGGATACCTTTTGATCCACAGTCCAATGATACAGAACCAGTAGGGCTGGGACATTTGCCAGCCTTTCTTTAACCATCTAAAACAGGAGAAAACAAAATGGGTATCAATCTAGACAAGATGCGTGCAAAGCTTGACGCACTACACAACAAGGGCAAGAAGGAGTCACCTTTCTGGCGCCCCGAGGATGGCGAGCAGACCATCCGAATCGTTCCAACCCCTGACGGCGATCCGTTCAAGGAGTTTTGGTTCCACTATAACCTGGGCAAGAACCCTGGTTTCCTAAGCCCGAAGCGCAACTTTGGCATTGACGACCCACTAAACGACTTTGTTCGTCAGCTTTTCCAGGCAGGAGATGAGGCCAGCATCAAGCAGGCCAAGGATCTCATGGCAAAGCAGCGTTTCTTTGCTCCTGTCCTCGTCCGAGGCGAGGAGGAGAAGGGTGTCCGCATCTGGGGCTTTGGAAAGCGTGCTTACGAGCAGCTTCTTCAGCTTGTTCTTAACCCAGAGTACGGCGACATTACCGATGTTGAGACGGGGACTGACCTCGTTATCACCTACGGAAAGCCGCCAGGAGCCCAGTTCCCACAGACCGGCATCACTCCCCGCCGTCGTTCAAGCCCTCTCTGCGATGACGCAGTTGGCGGCCCCGACCGATGTGCAGAGTTGCTCGACAACATTCCTAACTTCGATGAGCTTTTCCCACGGAAGACTCCACAGGAGATTCAGGTTATGCTTGATGAGTGGCTTGCTGGCGAGGATTCGGCAGGTGACGATGTTGTAAAGTACGACAGCAATAACACCACTTCAAGCGTTGATAGCGCTTTTAATGACTTGATGAGTGCATAAAAAGGAGAAATTCATCCATGTTCAATAATCTATTCGGTCGCTTATGTGTTTCCACTATGGGAGCATTCCTACTTCTTGGCTGTAACCCAGACAAGGACGACAGTGGCGACACTGGTTCAGAGACAACCACCACGGAGCCAACGGAGACCACGACTCCTCCAACAACTCCCCCCACCACGGTTCCCACAGGCACCACTGGTGAGACAGGTGACACTGGCAGCGCGGACACTGGCGCTTCTTCAGCCACCTAAGTCCTGAATCAACCGCAGGGGGGCATGGGTTACAGATGCCCCGCATTTTTTTAGGAGGAACTATGACAGAAAATACAAATAACTTTAGCAACAAGAACGTTGCTTTTATCTCGGTTGCAGTCATCGCAATCTTTGCTGGCATCGCAAGCATGACGTTTTTTAACACTGACCCGGAAGCCACAGATCTAGCTAATGATATTGAGGTTATCGAGGTCGTTGCAGAGCCGGACACCATTGAGAACGTTGATAACGAGAACTTTGATGATGAGCAGGTTGAGCCCGCTTTTGACGAGGCCAACAACGTGATGACAGAAAACAACGAGCATTAAGATAATGCCAAAGAGGACAAAGGCAAAGGCAGGTAAGCTTTCTATTGCTGACATGCGAAAGCTCGTCAACAAGAAGGCAGGCATAACAGTTGCCCATGACTTGGGTGGGTCAAACCCAACAGAAGTAAAAGAGTGGATCCCAACAGGTTCACGCTGGCTAAACTCCATCATTTGTCGTGGAAAGTATGCTGGCATCCCAGTTGGAAAGATTTCAGAGATCGCCGGTCTTTCAGCCTCTGGTAAGTCCTATATGGCAGCCCAGGTCGCAGCAAATGCCCAGAAGATGGGCATTGATGTTGTCTACTTTGACTCGGAGTCAGCTATTGACCCTGAGTTCCTGGCGAATGCCGGATGTGATGTAGAAAACCTACTTTATATTCAGGCATCGTCAGTCGAGTTTGTTTTGGAAACAATTGAAGAACTCCTAGCAGGAAACGAGAACCGAATGCTGTTTATTTGGGACTCTCTGGCTATGACGCCTTCTAACACCGACATTGAGGGCGACTTCAACCCGCTTTCAAGTATGGCTGTTAAGCCACGCATTTTGTCAAAGGGTTTCGCAAAACTGACCGTCCCTATTGCTAATTCACAGTCCACGCTTCTTATTCTAAACCAGTTGAAGACGAACATTACCTCAAACATTGCAGAAGCAAGGTTAGAGCCGTATTTCACCCCAGGTGGCAAGGCAGCCATTTATGCCTATTCCCTTCGCATCTGGCTAACTGCCCGTAGAGGCAAGTCAAGCTTCATTTACGATGATAAGGGTTTCCGGGTCGGCACCGAGGTAAAGGCGAAGATTAAGAAGTCCCGTTTCGGATCTGACGGTCGAGAATGCTCATTCAAGATCGTTTGGGCCGGGGATGATGTTAAAATCCAAGATGAGGAATCGTGGCTTGAGGCTATCAAAAGCTCCAAGCATCTCACGAATGCCGGCGCTTGGTGGACTTTGCATTACGCAGATGGAAAAACCGAAAAGTTCCAGTCGGCTAACTGGTTGGAGAAGTTGAAGAACGACACCTTTAGAGAAAGGGTTTTCCAACTCATGGAAGAAGAAGTCGACGCCAAGGAGTTTTACGACATAGACGGCGAAGAATCATAAAAGGTTCTGCTTGACTTTGGTGCCCCAACACGCTACTATAAGAGTGTTGGGGCATTCTTGTATGAAGATTGAGGGACGCCATAGGCGCTATGTTGATCTAGCTCGTCGTCTTGCGGAGGGTTCTACCTATTCGATGCACAGGCACGGAGCTGTCTTGGTAAAGGGCGGAAGCGTCCTAAACTGGTCGGCAAATCAAAACAAGGTTCAGAGGTGGGCCCAGCGCTTTCGGGCTCATGGCTGCGGACACGCAACCCACCATGCTGAACTTGGCGCTATTCTTGGCGTTGCGAGAGACAAGACCCGAGGTTCGGACATTTATGTTGTCAGGATCGGCAAAAAGGGCTCTCTTCTTCTTTCTAAACCATGTCCTATGTGCGAAGATGTTCTTCGTCATGTCGGTGTCAAGAGGGTATTCTACTCTGTTGACGACCAGACGATCGAGTGTTATAAACTATAGACAGATATTGGGGGTAAAATGAATCGAGTCGTGGTAATTGATGCGCTGAATATGTTCATCCGAAACTATATTGTAAACGGGATGATCTCTACTAACGGCAATCCAATCGGGGGTGCAGTTGGTTTTCTAAACTCTTTGAAGAAGATCATGCGAGAGTCAAGCCCAGACCAAGTTATTATTGCTTGGGATGGTGCTGGTGGCTCGCAGAAGCGTCGTCAGACCGTCAAAGAGTACAAGCAGGGTCGTAAGCCTCTCCGTAAGAACTACGAGATTGAAGGCATGTCAGAGCAGTCCCAGAAGGAAAACATGGTTTGGCAGCAGCAGATCCTTATGGAGATGCTGAACGAAATGCCGATCATCCAACTTGTGCTCGATAAGGTCGAGGCAGACGACATTATTGCTGCTGTCGTCCAGTCTCCCCGCTACAAGGGTTGGCAAAAAGTTATTGTGTCCTCTGATAAGGACTTCCTCCAGCTTCTTGATGGAGAGACTGTGCTTTACCGACCTATTCAGAAGAAGGCTTGGACGAAGAAGACGGTTATTGACGAGTATGGCATCTCTCCAGAGAACTTCGTCATTGCCCGTGCTATTGCCGGCGACAAGTCCGATAACCTCGCAGGCATCCAGGGGGCCGGACTAAAGACCATTTCCAAGCGCCTCGCATTTCTTTGTGAAGACAAGATGCACACGCTTGCTGATGTAAGGCAGTTCTGCGAGGACACAAACGCAAAGATCAAGTTTTATTCTAATGTTGTTGAAGGCTGGGACACGGTGGAAACTAATTACAAGGTCATGAACTTGACACCACCCAGCATTTCGGTGCAGGGCCGGCACAAGATCAATTATGCCCTCGAAAACTTCCAACTTGAACTAAACGCCACTGGTCTCAAGAAAGCATCGGTCAGCCATGGCTTTGGCTCTTACAACTGGGTGGAGATGCTTACGATTTTCCGCGGCATGATCGAAAAGAGTAAGCAAAGTGCTTGACAGACGCCCCAAGGTGGGCTACATTCAAAAGACGGGGGACAGTGATTTGGAGAAGAAGCAGAAGCCGAGTTTCAGCAAGTTTGGCAAGGATTTTCAGGAAACGCTATGTCAGATGATTTTGCTGGATCGTCCTTTTGCTGACCAGATCATGGAGGTTTTGGACATCAACTTTTTGGAACTCCACTACCTCCGCGTCTTTGTTCGTAAGGTCTTTGAGTATCGGGAGAAGTATAATGTTCACCCGACTTATAAGATCATGATTTCTATTATTCGTGCCGAGATCGGGGACGAGAACGCAGCAACCCAGCAGCAGTTGAGAAACTACTTTGCTCGCATTCACGATTCCGTCGTTAGCGGCTCTGAATATGTGAAGAAGACAGCACTTGACTTTTGCCGCAAGCAGAAGTTGAAGGAAGCGATGATCAGGTCAGTAAAGCTGCTTGAACGCTCTTCGTTTGACGAGATCTCCAAGGTCATCAACGATGCGATCAAGTTGGGCGACTACTCTGATCATGGCTATGACTATGTAAAAGACTTTGAGAAGCGTTTTGAGATCAAGGCCCGAAACCCTATTACAACAGGGTGGCCGGAAGTCGATGATATTTGTAAGGGTGGTCTTGGTAAGGCAGAACTTGGCGTCGTTATTGCCCCCACAGGTGCCGGTAAGTCAATGGTTCTCGTCCACTTGGGAGCCCAGGCGATCAAGAACGGCAAGACAGTGGTTCATTACACACTTGAGCTTGCTGACACTGTTGTCGCTGGTCGCTATGACTCTTGTCTTACCAAGATCCCCCTTTCACAGATGTATTCCTTCAAGGAAGAGATTTATGAGCAGGTTCAGGATCTTGAGGGCGTGCTTCTCGTGAAGGAATACCCCACAAAGTCAGCATCTACGCGGACTATCCGTTCTCACCTTGAGAAACTGAAAATGAAGGATATAGACCCCGATATGGTCATTGTCGACTATGCAGATCTTTTACGTCCTGTTTCTACTGGAAGAGAGAAAAGACATGAACTCGAATCTATTTATGAAGAGTTGCGTGGTCTGGCAAAGGAGTTTGAGTGCTCTTTCTGGACTGCCTCTCAAACAAATAGGTCGGGGCTCAATGCAGAAGTTATCACGATGGAATCCATCTCCGAAGCATTTAACAAGTGCTTTGTATCCGACTTTATTTTCTCACTTTCGAGAACAGTAGAAGATAAGCAAAACAATACGGGAAGGTTTTTTGTTGCTAAGAACAGGAATGGCCCCGATGGAATCGTATTCCCTGTCAAAATGCACACATCAAATGTAAGTATTGAAGTTATCAAGCCAACAGATGCAGAAGCCACAACTATTTCTGCCAAAGACCAAAGTGAGATTCTGAAAGAAAAGTACAAGAAGTTTAGGAAAGAACAAAAGCAACAAAAAGAAGGAGCAAAGTAAACCATGGATCTATCAACAGAAATACTTTCAGACATCACTGTGCACATGAAGTACGCCAAGTATGTGCCAGAACTATATCGACGCGAGACCTTCAAGGAGATCGTCGATCGAAACAAGGCAATGCACGTAAAGAGATATCCTCACCTTGAGGACGAAATCAATGCAGTTTATGAGTTTGTTTATGACAAGAAGGTTCTGCCTTCTATGCGTTCTATGCAGTTTGGCGGAAAGCCCATTGAGGTCGCCCCAAACCGTGTTTTCAACTGCGCTTACATGCCTATTGACGACCCCCGTGCCTTTTGCGAGGCTATGTTCCTTCTTCTCGGAGGCACAGGTGTTGGCTATTCCGTTCAGAGGCACCATGTAGAGAAGTTGCCCGAGATTAGCCGCCCAAACGCCAAGAGAACCCGTCGCTACCTCATCGGCGACTCTATTGAGGGTTGGGCCGATGCTGTAAAGATGCTCATTCTTTCTTATTTTAACGGCACATCCAAGATCCGTTTCGATTTCTCGGACATTAGACCAAAGGGAAGCGCTTTGGTAACATCTGGCGGCAAGGCTCCAGGCCCACAGCCACTAAAGGAGTGTCTTGTCAAGGTCGAAGGCATCCTCGACACCAAGCAGAACGGCGATAAGTTGAGCCCTATTGAGGTTCACGACATCGTTTGCCACATTGCTGACGCTGTTCTTGCTGGTGGCATCCGACGCGCTGCTCTTATTTCCCTATTCAGCGCCGATGATGACGAAATGATCGCTGCAAAGGCCGGTGCATGGTGGGAAGAGAACCCACAGCGTGGTCGAGCCAACAATTCCGTCGTTCTAATGCGCCACAAGGTCACAAAGGAGTTTTTCCTTGATCTTTGGGCTCGCGTCAAGGCTTCTGGTGCTGGTGAGCCTGGCTTCTATTTCACCTACGACAAGGACTGGGGAACCAACCCTTGCTGCGAGATCGCCCTTCGCCCCTACCAGTTCTGCAACTTGACCGAAGTTAACGTCTCCAACGTGGAGAACCAGGAAGACTACGAAGCCCGTGTTCGTGCCGCTGCTTTCCTTGGTACTCTACAGGCATCCTACACGGATTTCCACTACCTTCGTCCAGTTTGGCAGCGAAACACCGAAAAGGATGCTCTTATTGGCGTTTCTATGACCGGCATTGCTTCTGGTGCTGTCCTTGAACTCGACATGAAGGCCGCTTCTAAGGTTGTAAAGGAAGAAAACACCCGTGTTGCTGAACTCCTCGGCATCAGGCCCGCTGCTCGCTGCACTTGCGTCAAGCCGGCAGGCACAACCTCTCTAACCCTTGGGACATCCTCCGGTATTCACGCCTGGCACAACGACTACTACATTCGTCGCATCCGTGTTGGTAAGAATGAGGCCATTTATGGCTACCTTACCGAGTTTCACCCAGAGTTGGTTGAGGACGAGTATTTCCGCCCCCACGACACCGCTGTCATCAGTGTTCCGCAGAGGGCACCAGAGGGCTCTATTACCCGTTCTGAAAGCGCCTTGGAGATGCTAGAGCGTGTAAGGCGTGTGAGCAACGAGTGGGTTCAGGGAGGCCACAGAAAGGGCCAGAACACGCACAATGTTTCTGCCACCATCACGATCCGCGAAGAAGAGTGGGAGCCAGTTGGCGAGTGGATGTGGCAAAACCGCGAGTGCTACAATGGACTTTCGGTTTTGCCATTCTCTGACCACACTTACGTCCAAGCACCTTTTGAGGACTGTGATGAGGAAACCTACAATAAGTTGATGGAAAGCCTCGTTAATGTCGATCTTACAAATGTTATTGAGGTTGAGGACAACACTGATCTTCAGGGAGAGTTGGCTTGCGCCGGCGGTTCCTGCGAGATCAAATAAATAAACCTTGACTCCTCACCTCGTTTAGGTTACACTATAAGAGTGAGGTGAAGAGTGAAGTTTAACCACCTTCTCCCCCGCTGGGAACAGATGCATAACTGCCCCGAGGGTGGAGAACATTATTATGTACCAACTAGCCACGTTGAAGCAACACTTCAGCATGTGGCTATTCGTTTTCGTTGCAAGAAGTGCGGCAGGATCTCCGCTGCTTTTCTGGATGAGCCCACTTACCATACAAATAAGAAACTTATTAACAAATATATAGGAGAAGCAGAATGATTCTAGACACCAAGGCTCCCTGGATCCAGGTCGAGCTTAGTTTTGACAACAAGGAAGAGTCTCCTTACATGATCGAACTCCCAGAGGACTACCGGCCAGCAGAGAAGCCTTACAAGGCTGTCTCTATCGTAAGAGACCCGGAGGGAGAATACAAGTATGGTGACGTAGTTGTTCTTCCTACCCACATTATCCGTGAGATTGAGCTTTCTAGCAACAAGTTCCATCTTGTTGAGCGAAACCACATTATGGCGGTTGTGAGGGCAGAATGACTGTTAGAGGCCATGTCAACCACCCAGACTACTACGGTGGTGAAGACAACCCTTACGAAGCCATTAAGATCATTGAGGCTTATGACCTAAACTTTTCTCTTGGAAATGTCATCAAGTATGTCCTCCGAGCAGGAAAGAAGAGCGACAGCGCCATTGAAGATCTTGAGAAGGCAGCACGCTACATCCAGTTTCAGATCGACTATTTGAGGAGGCAGAAGTGAGTGAACCAACACATTTTACCAAATTTGAAGTGGAGCTTATTCACGGATCTCTTGATTTCACACTGAACAATTGGATCTCTTGGCTCGCAAAAGATGATCTACCTGGCGGGTGGAGCCCCAGGGACGCAGAGGTCATAATCGAAACATTGGAAGGGCTTATAAAGAAGTTCTACACAGTCTCAGCGCCCCCTTGGGACGAAGAAGAGATCGAAGACGAAGAACTACCTAACAATGTGCTACATTTTCCGTTTGGAGGGGAAGAATGAGAAAGTCT